TAATAGTGACTTATGTATGGTAGGAGTTAGTGGAGCAGTACAGACACAGATACTAGGTATCAGCACAGGACAGGCTTACACAGATGAGAACTGTATGAGACTTAAGAATGCAAAGGTACTCTATGATATGGGTATGAAGGTAGCAGCAGTTGCTTTAATGTGCCAAACGAGGTCGGTGTATGATGCAATGAAATTTGCCGGGACTCCCTGCCCGATAAACTCGCCCACTACAGGTGAGGGGCTAATAGGACAAGAAGCTACAGCAGAATGGAGACTGAACCCTAAGAAGATTCCAGAGAAACAACAATCTTCTAATATGAACAGAGGAGTATTTCTTGAAAAGTTGGTTAGTGGCATTCTTGGTGTTATCTTGCTCGCTATCCTCGTGGTCTGACCCGGAGATAATTGAGCATCAGATTGCAGATGATGGCTGGGTGGAAGTACCTCTTGACTTTACTTTTCCTTTTTATGGAAATAGTTATGTCACTAGCTTTATGTTTAGTAACGGTGTTGTGGGGTTTCTTGACCCTCTTGATGTACCCGGTACTGGCATTGTATATGATGGGTTGTGTTGTCACGGACAAGACCTAAGTTCATTTACAGGTGTAAGATTTAATTACACCATAATGCCTTGGAACACAGATTTAATAGACACAGGTATAGGCAAATTTTATACACAAGGTGATGAGACTTTCCAAAAGTATATGTGGGAAAACTTATCAGAGTATTACAACAGAGATACAAGTAATACATTTGACCTGACAATATACCCAATGGGTAACATAGAAGTAAACTATGAGCAGGTACAAATAAATAACCACGCAGTAACAGTAGCAGTAGTTGGAGATTTAAGTTTAGGTGAGTATGAACAATGGTTCTATAACCACCCTACTAACGGAGCAATCTTTTGGAACAGTGCAGAAGATGACCCAGTAGAAATAGCAAACGGAGAGAGTGTATGCAGTGTAATACCAGACAGTCATATCAGTTGTTTATACTACCCACAAGTCTATGCTGATAATGTGTATAATCAACAATGTGCATTGGACCCTTTGTACGATTACGGTTGTGATGGATGGAGTGATGCTTACATAGAAGAATATGTTGAGGAAGATGTGCCAGAAGTTTGGGAAACTGATGAGGAAGATATTGAATCAGTATACGTCTTGGAAGAGCCAGAAGTTTTCCAAGTAATAGAGATAGAGTCATTAGATGACTACACTTTAATCTCTACTACAATAGAAGAAGCCATACCAGAGATGGAAGACTTGTTTGAGGAAATAGCACAAGAAGAATTAATAGAGGAAATAGAAGCAGAGTTAGAAGAATTCCTAGAGCCAGAGTTAGAAGAAGAACCTTTAGAAGAACCAATAGAAGAGGAACTTGATGAACCAGAGCCAGAAGAAGACACCGTACAAGAAGAACAAACAGAAGAAGAGCCAGAACAAGAGGCGGTAGTAGAAGTTGTAGAAGAGCCCAAGCTAGTACAGAAAAAGAAAGAGGCTAGTAAGAAAGAAAAGATGCGTGAGATTATAGGTAATAAGCTAAAGAATCTTGCAGTAGAAATGGGCGAAGCTGCATCACTAGAAGAGCAACAGAAACTACAAAGCCTAATACTTGCACTTTTAAACTTTAATGCTGGATTCAACAGCTACAACACACAACTACTTATTGATGGTGTGTTTTATAAAGACAAAGGTATATATTTAGACAAAGATATACCAGACAATCAAAGAGGATTAAGAAACGGTTTGGCTAACGAAATACTACACAATAAACTAATGGACCTACAATGGCAGAAATAGAGTACGCAGGAGTTAAGGTAGGGGGTAGTAAGGCTCTACTAATAATACCCCTCTTAGGGACAATCCTTGGAGCTCTGTGGGGTGGTTTTGAAGTATATCAAAGATACTTAGATATGGAAGCTAAGATTGCTGCATTTGAGTCACCTGATTTATCTACTATAGAAAAAGATTTAGCAGTTATAAATGAGCATATGTCTACAGTAAATACACATATGGAGTTTGTCAGTAAAGAAATTGATTTGTTTAAAGAAGAGATTGCCTTAATTAAAGATAATGTTGATGAACAAATTAAATATGTAAAGGAAGTCAAAGTAGAAGTTAGAGAAGATATGCGACACCTTGAAAGTATTGTTAATGATGTTGAATCAGATTTACAAGAACAACAAAAAGATATTAAAGAAATGATTGACATTGCTGAAAAAAGATTTGATGACAGAAGAGATTCTCTTTATTCTGATACAGATAGAAAGATTAAAGAGTTAGAAGAAAGGCTCGGTAGTAAAATACAAAGAGCTTTAGATAATCCACTAGCAAACTAAGGAGATATTATGGGATACGGTAAAACACCTTATAAAAAACCTAAAGGCAAGAAGAAGAAAAAATAATGACACTTACTAAAAGACAATTAGCTACTCTAGATAAACATAAAGAACACCATAGCAAAAAACATATGGAAGAAATGAAAAGGCTTATGAGAAAAGGCTTGAGCTTTACTGAGTCACACAGAGTAGCTATGAAAAATGTGGGGAAATAAATGGAAGATGAACTTAGAAGAATGCAATTGCAACTAGAAAAACACGCAGGTCAAATAGCAAAGTTGTTTAGCAAGATTGATGATACTAATTTATGTATACAAAAGATTAACACTTCTTTGCTTCAGATTAAATGGGGTGTCTTTGGTGCATTTGCTTGGTATATTATAGGACAAGTAGGAATTATAGAAGCAATGAGGTTAGCAATATGATAGCATTCTTAACTAATGTAGCACCTATAGCTTTAGGTTTTGTAGCTAAGTTGTTTGCACTTAAGAGCCAAGCAGCAGCAGAAAATCAAAAGTTAATGATACAAAACTTGCAAGCACGCAATGATTCTATAAACCAAGCAAGAGACAAGGCAGACAAAGAAAGTCCTATGGCTGCTCTTAACAGACGAGTTATTATATTTGTTATATTAGCACTAATTATATTTACTCAGGTAGCTCCAGTTTTCTTTAATGTGCCAACAGTAATACCTAATACTATAGAAGGGTTTAGTTTCTTTGGAATACAGTTTACACCAGACATAGTAGAGTACATAGAAATACAGGCAGGCTCAGTTTTAAAGATGGATGAAATCTTTGGATGGGCAACAATGATTATAGAGTTTTACTTTGGAGCTCAACTAGCAAAAGGAAAATAGATGACATACAGAGAACTAATAAATCAAGTATTAATAAGACTAAGAGAAGACACAGTAGCTTCTGATTGGTCTGGAGCTATTAACGATAGTTCTACAGTAAACGATTATCAGAAAGTTATAGGCTCTTTAATTAACGATGCTAAAAGAAGTATAGAGTCTTACCACGATTGGTTAGTTCTAAGAGAGACAGTTAATGTTTCTACTGTAGCAGCTACAAAAAATTATAACTTATCTTCTGGTCAAGAGTTTAAAGTGTTAGATGTAACTAACAATTCTACTGGTAATAGTTTGTCACCGGTGACACAACATTATATAAACAGTATTAAATATCCTACAGACCCTACAGGAGAACCTAGTTATTATGCTTTTAACGGAGCAGATAGTTCTAATAATCTTAAAGTAGATTTATCTCCTATACCTACAGAAGCTCAAACAATATCTTTTGATATAGTTAAGTATCAAGACGAATTAACCTCGTCTACTACAAGTATTAAGATACCGTCTAAGCCTGTAATCTTAGGTGCTTATGCTCGTGCTGTAGCAGAACGTGGTGAAGATGGTGGAACACAATCATCTATAGCTGCACAAGAAGCAGCAAGCTCTTTAGCACAAGCAGTGATGTTAGACAGTGGAAACACTCAATATGAAAACGAATGGTTTGTAACTACTAATTACCAATAATGGCTAAGCAATTACAGTATCAGTCCTTAACTAACATAGGTCTTAACGGATTAAACACACAAGCTAATCCTGCGTCATTAGACCCATCTTATTTAACTAAGGCAGAAAATGTTGTGATTAGAGAATCAGGTCGTATATCTCTACGCAAAGGATTTAAACAGAAAATAGCACCTAATGTTGCAGCTCCTAATGGAGTTGCTATTAAAAGTATTATAGAACATCAAGACGGTCAAGTTAAAAAAATATTTGCTAGTCACGGTACAAGTATATACACTGTAGATTTTACAACACCTGATGCTGCGTTTCCTACAGGAAGTGCGGACACAAAACACACAGTTACGGGTACAGATGGTAATTGGCAGTTTATAAACTTTAATGGTAGACTTACTTGTTTACACGAAGACACAGTACCGCAGAGATACGACGGTTCACAAAGTTCAGGTTCTAAGTGGGCAGCTTTTGATAATGCTACTAGACCTGCTACTGTATCGTCAGGTGAATTTAAACCTAGTTGTGGCGTAGGATTTTATGGTCGTATGTGGGTTGGTGGTGTAGCAGAAGAAAAAGATGTATTACATTATTCTGCTC